CCAATAGTTGCGCTAAACTCACCAGTTGCCACATCGTATGAAGCGTCTGTTGGAGTAAAGTTTAAGAATTGAGTAGCAGGATAAGCATGCTTTGTTGCATTGCCATCAAGTGCACATGTAAATACTAAACTATGTGGTTCAATATAAATTTCATCGCCAATGTTAAAGTCATTAGAACCAATCGTCATAACAACTGAACCTGTTGCAGGGTCATATACAGCGTTAGTTGGTGTATATTTTTTACCGTTGTTATTTAGTAATCTTGACATTTCATCAAAAGAAGCATTTGATCTATCAATAGCAATTGAGTTATCACCAATAAATGTGGCAGCCCTTGCTTTTAAATAATCAATAGAACCAACAGTTTGTTCTAACTGTTCAGTAACACTTACCTCACCAGATTTAGTACGGTAAGCAGCGCCAGTTTGAATTGCATTATAGTTTGTACCAAGGATTAAGTCACGTTGTACTGCAGGTAAAATATATTCTTCAGTATCTCTGTGGCATTTTTTGCTATCGTAGAAATACCATTCGTTATCTGCCCATTCCATCATGTAGTCTTGGATATATTCTTTATTTGCTTGTAGCATTTTACGTGCGTTACGTTTATCTACAGATATACCAGAGTTATCAGAATATGTCAATAGTTGTCCGATAACTGATACTGCATTATCTTTAGCTTCAACAAATCTATGTTCGAAGTTAGCAGCCGTCAGTCCTGGGTTAACCGTGATAGTCTTAGCTGACACAGCAACGATTGGAAGCGCAGCCAAGTAAGCTTTTTCTGATTTGCGTGGATGGCTAATTTTTGTTTTAAAGTTATCACTTGAACATGTGAATGTAAATGATTCTTCAGCAAGGTTAACATATCGGCCAACAGTTAAATCGTGTGTACCGATAGTGATAACCATCATACCAGTTGTTGGGTCGTACGTAGCCTTAGTTGGTGTATATTTGTCGCCTGAGTTTGCAATCGTATCAATAACGTTATTAAATGCAGAGTAAGCCGATGTAGCTGCTGGTGCAGAGTTGGCTTGAATTAATTCGTCAGTTGTTTTGCGTAATCTCTTAAACGAAGCGATTGTTTCGTTGCGTTGGTTTTCAAGGCTTGTTCTTGCAGTGTTAACATAATATGCTAATCCAGCGTTTTCAGAATTATAATTTGTATCTAACAACATGTCGTATTTAACGGCAGGTAAGATATATTCCTGAACATCGCGCTCACACTTAACACTATCGTAAGCATAGAACTCGTCGTTATTGTCGATCCAATCAACAAAATCATTAATGATTAAATCTCTGTTAGATTGAACAAGTTCTCTAGCAGCCGTTTGGTCAGACTTACCAGTATCTGAGAAGATAATTGGTTCAGCCGCAGCCTCGCCATTTTGTAAAATGTTAAGAGTTTCATCAAGTGATGTGTTAATTCTGTTCGTTAACTCAGAAGATGCGTTTGCAAAAATACCACCTGCTGAGCTGGCGATAGAGTCTTTAAGATGGTTAATAGAACCAACAGTTTCAGTTAATTGCTCATCAACTACAAGATATGAAATTGGTGAACGGTATGAAATACCATTTAACCGACCCCAGTAGTTACCTTTTGTAGCAATATCGTAACCAGTGTTATCAACGATAATTCCTGTATCACGGAAACATTTATCAGCATTATAACCTTGATAACCCAAACCACCAGACGCAGTGTTTGATGTCAAGTAGTAAACCATATCATCAACAATTTCGTCTGCCTTTTCTGTCAATACGTCTGCGAATGCAGAGTTAGCAATCAAGTTACTTTGATTTGCCTCGGCTGGTCGAATAATAACAGTTGAACCACGAGCACGCATTGAAATGTCACCGAACTGAGAACCTGAGTTGTTCAAAGTCATTTGACCACCATCTAAGGCGAAGAACGCTTGGCGTGTAAAGATTGATAATGAACCAATACCGTTAACACCAGCACCGTTTTTAGCAACGTATCCTGTACCATTTTGAGTACGAGGTGTAAAACCAAAACATAATACGTATGTATATAGTGAGTCGGTATCAAGTTGTGCTCTGTCTGCTAATAGACAACCGCCGCCTCGACCAACTAATCTGTTAGGGAAATCATCAATACCAATTGACTCGATAGTACCTGAACCACCACGTTGTGCGTATAGAACATCTCCAACTTCAACGTTGCCTTTTAGGTTACGAACATAAATTTGTCTGTTTGCATCAATATCATCGATGTATGATACATAACCTGTTGCACCGCTTGAGAATGTTACCTCATCGTCAACTTCGAATTGAGATTGCGCAGAGTGACCTGCTACTAAATAGAATTCTTGACCTAAATCAAGGATGGTACCTTTAGAGTTAAATGGATTTAACGGAGGTTCAACATCAAGTCTATTAAAGTTTGAAAGCTGAGTAGAGTCACGAAGATATGGTGAACGTCTTAGTAGAGCACCCGGTCTGTAAGCGATAGCAAAACCACCTTCAGGTTGGTCAAAGTTATCAACTTCAAAGTTCATATATGAGAAACCTTGTACATAACAACCAGATCCAACAAGAACACCATTTGTTCTTTCGTATCCTTTTTTCTTTTGAATAACAGTAGCATACTGACCAGCGGTTGATGTCATGGAACAATCATCAGGTAGCATAATTGGTTCATCAACATAGTAAGTACCGGGACCTACTGAAATGTGAACAGCATCATTAATTGCGTTACGGTTATATGATCCACCAGCTTTTTCTAAAGCGATTTGTTCAGCACGCTTTAGCGTACGAACTGGCTGTAAAATAGTTCCTGGGTATTTGTCGTCACCATCTGAAGCAACATGTACTTTAAGTGATTTTTCTGTTTTCTTAGAAAATTCTTGATACAACTGACGATAAGTCATTTTCTCTGTATCGCCAGTCTTGACGTTTTTCAGAGCAAAGTAACTATCTTCATCAAGCATTGGCTCAAATTGTTTAGTAATGTTCATATCAAAGTCGACAAAAGTACTTTCTTCGATTGTCGAATTAGATACCACACCGTCTTTAAATTCTGAGTTTTCAATAACAGATTTTTGTTGGCCAAGTCCTTCAGTAGATGAACTTGTGATAGTCATATTCTGAGCAGTTACATTATCCAAAGTACCTTGGAATGACGAGTCAGTAATAACGTTATTAGCAAGTGTACCATCTTGGATTGTAGTATTAGTAAATACGTTATTATTACCAGTACCATCAGAGAAATCTGAGTTTGTAATGCTAGTATTATTAGCAGTGCTATCGTTAAGTTGTGAATTCGTAATAACGATATTGTTCGCTGTTGAGTCAATGATAGATGAGTTACTTGTTACAGTATCCCAAATCAGACCATTAGCAAATCTTGAGTTTGTAATTGTTACGTTATCTAAATCAGTATCACGGATATCGGAATTAGAAATATCTGTATCAACGATAGTAACATTTGATACTGCAGTGTCTCTAATTGTACCATTGCTAAAGTCAGTAGTAATAATTACTGAGTTTGACATTAATGCATCTTCGAGAACAATTTCGTCAATCGTAATATTAGTAAGGATTAAGCCATTCGCTGTACCTTGTTCAATAGCAACGTTCGCAAAGGATGAGTTATCAACTTGCGAATTAGTAAAGATATTATTATTGCCGGTTCCATTAGAAAAATCGGATTGGTCAATCGCCATGTTATTGGCAGAACTATTAAGGATTGTTGAGTCGTCAATAGTTGAATTAGTTAAAACAACATTGTTACCAGTACCATCATTAAACTCAGAATCAGTAATTACTGAATTCGTAATAACAAAGTTATTAGCATCAGAGTCTCTTAGATCTAATTCAGTACCAAAGCTTCCAAGTAAGGAACCGCCAGAGAATACAGAGTCGTTTATTTCAACATCATTGAGAGTTGAAACCGACATAATGACGTTTGAAATAGTTCCGCCAGTAATTTTAATATTGTTGAAAATCTCGAATTGTAACGCTTGAACCAGTTCTTTACGTGTGATGTTCTTTGTACCATCATCACCTTGGATCAAGTTAACAATAACGAAAAGATCCTCAGATCTTGTATTGGCGCCTGTTATCGGACCGAGTTCTGAAATCAATGACATTATTGAGTACCTTCTTAGTATCTACTATTTCTTTTTATTTATAAAAAAATTAGCAGGATTATACGTGTCTAAATCTATTTATTTACTCTGTTTTCCAGAGCACAAAATTATCTATAGCATCCCTATCAACATATTTTCTTTCGCGTAAAATATTAGACTGATAATCGTTTACTTCTTGTTCGTTATTTAATACGGTACCGTCAGCACCTTTGGCGAACCACCATTTATTACCATCATACTGAACAGTTTGAAATACTTCAAGTTCAGCCTTTGTTCCTTCAACTAATGAATTACCATTTTTAGTTAATCTATATACATCTGTTGGGTCAAAGTCAGCATTTCTTTCTAGGATATCTGGGTTCCTATAAACCATATGAAGAGTTTTAAGAGTATTCCTGCGGTTCATTCCAGCATCATACGGGTCTCCAAACTCAGTACATAATTCTTTTATTCTGTTATCAAATTCTTCATCATTTCTAACATACGAACATCCGGCTTCGTATCCTTCGATATTATTTGCAACTACATATCTTTCGTAATATGCTCGACCAACATCACACCATCCCATATCGGCATCGTTCATCATTCTTTTAATATCCATTAGTCTCTACCCCACACAGTACCGTTGTTTGTTACGCTAACTTGCCCGTTATCAGTAGTAATTTCAAATGCAAGACCACCTGCGCCACCGTCACCGCCACAATTACCGCCAGAAGCACCCCAGCCGCCACCACCTGCACCATGTCCAGTTCCGCCACCGCCACCTGCATTGTTTGCGGCACCACCAACTCTACCTGTTGTGTCTCTACTTCCACCACCGCCTGCGCCGCCATCACCCGGAAGTACACGACCGCCACCGCCACCAGAACCAGAGTCAACTTTGTTTCCTTTACCAGAACCATTGTCCCAGCCGCCTCCGCCGGCACCTGCGCCGCCACCTTTACCACCACCAGCATCGCTATCGTCTGGAGCATCAGCACCTTTTGTATTTAATGCGCCACCAGCACCTGGGTTTCCGGCTGCACGATATCCTGTACCACCTGCGCCACCGCCAGCTCCACCGCCACCACCAGCACCAAGTTCACCTCCACCGGAACTACCACCGCCACCACCTGCAGCGACATAAGCGTCTGCTTCATTAATAAAAGTAATTGGTGATACGTTACCAATTTTTATAGCAGGTCCACCTGCTCCACCGTTGGTTACTTGACCTGCGTTAATTGTTCCGCCACCGCCTCGACCACCTTTACCTATAATGATACCTTTGTTACGAAAGATTATATTACCTGTCATAGTGTCAGGAATAATTAATCCACCTTTGCTAGTATCATCTGACCAAAGCCAATAGTCTGCAGGTAATGTAATATCATAAAAACCACCTTCGTCTCTATAACCCATAGCAAATAGTGCATCCCATAGGTTGCATTCTTTGATATTATATTTGCTATTAATTTGAGTTTCAGATATTGGAATCCATTGATCTTCAGTAACAAATCTAATACCAGATTTGCCATAAAAATCGCTAAATTTAATTGTGCCTGATTGTGGTAAACCTATGCCGGGAGGTAAGGTTCTGTACTCACTAAGTTGATAGGGAGTTTGGTTTAATGTACCACCAAGTGGTTTAAACTCGTCGTGTATTTCTGTAAACGTAAGCGGTCCGCTGCTCTTAATAGTCATGGCTTACTTTCCTACTTTTTCGTTCAATTCCTTGATAGCTTCAATTAACAAACCAATTACATTACCGTGTCTGACCGCAAAGATTGCCTCGCCAGTGTCTGGGTCCGTTGTTTCATAAACAGCTTCAGGTAAAACTTCCATAAGTTCTTGTGCCATAACGCCGGTCATTGGTTCGTCAGGTTTTGATATATAGTTAAATGTATAACCACCAAGTTGTGAAACTTTATCTAAGGCATTATTAATTGGTTCAATATTTTCTTTTTGTCTTTTGTCTGAAACAGTACCAAAACCGGTAACTTCACCTGTTGAGAAAACTGATGCAAAAGTAACATTAGAGTTTGTAGCAACAGTTTGACCAATTTCAATAAGGCCGGATGTTGTGTTATATGTTACGCCAGTACCACCAGACAATGCAGCCCGTACTCTTGCTGTAGTATAATAAAGATTGTCATCGCCTTCGGTTAAACTATCTGTATCGTGGTTTGTTAATGAACTAACTGTACCAATAACGTTACCTGTAAATGTAGCAGGAATTCCAGCCTGACCACTTTCAAGCACCTTATTTGATACCCCACTATCGTCTACTTTATATACGTCACCTACTAAGTTACCTGTTAAAGTTCCACTAAAGTCATCTGCAGTAACACTATTTGCTGACATATCAACGGCTGTGATATCGTTAACAGTTAAATCGCCGGTAACTGTCATATCCTCAGTTACATTAAAATTAATTACGCTTAACGTACCAGCTGGCGTTAAAGATAGCTTTGGCGTACCTGTTCCTGTATCAATATTAAAATTAGCATCATCTGAATTATCAATACCAACATCCCAAGATATTGTACCATCAGTATATCTTGTTTGACCACCGCCTGCGCCATATGAAAATGTAGCTACTACCTGATCGCTTGCGCCGATAATATTTAAAGGTGAATTAAATGTTACTGGAGCACTTGCAGTGAAAGATGTAATTGTGTCTGCTTCAAATAACGTATCAGCAATTAATGTATTAGCTTGAAGATCTCCAGCTAAATTTACATCGCCTGTAGTTAAATCACCGGAAACGGTTGCTGTGACAACTTGCTCACGCATAAGATCAACCATTTCATTGGTCTTATCAAACCAATTTTGAAACGTCTGAGTAGTCGTAATGTTTTGAATATTTGTTTTTGCCATTTAACTCTACTTCTCTATTCGATCTAATCTATCGCAAACAACTGCCAATAGTTCTTTAATTTCCTGAACTTCATTACCTAATTTAGTTACCTTACGGTGTAAAGCTCTTTCTTGTTTATATTTATTCAAACTTGCTGCGTCTGTACTTAAAACAGCTTTTGAAAATGTATGACGAACAACGTTTGACATTATGTTAAAGCTAACGCTCGCATATCTCGTACTAACGATGATTTTGATATATCGTTAGAAATCATTTCAATTTTAATAGCAAACTTTCTATAACCAACATGTGTTCCGCCAGTGCTTGTATAGTTAAGCACACCGTTTACATCTTTATTGGCATCAGGTAATTGCCATTCGTATTCTCTAAAATCATTTTGATTAGACGCAGTAAACATATTTACGCCTTTATATAATTCCAACTCAATCCAAGGAATTGTATCAAACGCCGCGGCATCATATACATTTTGTGGTCTAATATAAACTTTAATATCAGTACCGCTTGGGCGGTGAGCAGTTAAAATAACATTAATATCTTCAGCATCTAAATCTTCAGAAAGTTCAACTGTCTGAGAAATGTACTTCGATGTAGTATCAGAACTACTTGTTACTAACCATTGGTATGACATTAGTGTAGCGGTTTCCAAATCAACTATTGGAGATGTTGTATCGCTAGAACCGTTTGTCATATTCACTTTAATTTCAAAAGGTTTTAAGTCAGATGGATCATTTGATTTAGAATAAACAACAACACCTTTTTCTGTAAAGTAGTTTGAAGCACCAAATTTCATAGGTTTGTTATATGTAGTTAACGTATCAGCAGGTGGTACGAATGTACCTGATACTGAAGTTGTAGTTTTACTATCATTTGATTTGTTAATAAGTGGTTGTACATAACTTAAGTTAATATTATCAACTGTACCAATTGTTCCTTCGACGCCACTTGAAGAACCAGTAATAGTACCAGCCGCGCTGAATTGTTTGGTTGACGTAGCCGAACTATTTTGTAAGTGCATTACTGATCTATTAAGAGTATTGTAGAATGAAATGGTTCCTGAAACAATCGGTGTACCAGTACCGTTGCCAACATCAAATGATACTGGTTTAGTTGTAGTCATTTCAGTTGCACTATCAACACTCGCAATTTTAAATATTTCTTTTATTGAACCGCCTGCATTAATAATCAGAATTTTGTCACCGGCGGCGTATGTGTCACCTAGTGCCGTACCGTTAATTGTTGATGTACCATTAACCATCGTTACACCAGCTGCTGTTCCACCAGTGAGTGATAATGTTTGATATACTTCTTCACCTTGAGTAAATCGACCATCCCAATCTGAAAGCGTAAGGAATTCATGATCGTTATTTGTTAGCGTTACAGTACCATCTGATGCGCTAAACTGGTGGCGGTATAAAGTGAATTTTAAATCTTCATCTTGTACTGATTTCCAAGCTCGGTTGTTTGTTGATGTAAAGAGAACACCGTCACCCCAGTCTTGAACAACTGCTTGACCGTTTGTTGCTCCCGGAGTTAAATCAACACCACCAACTTTAGATGTAAATACTAAGTAATTAGGATCGTTCGCATCCGGTTGAACAACAATTGCATATTCTTTTTCAATATCCAATCTGATTGGAACATTAAATGTAATCGTTGTTACCTCTGATGCATCGTCTGAAACATTAACATCAGCTGGATTTAAATGAACTTTAGAGAATGGCATAATAACTGACGAAGGATAACCGTTGACAACTTCACGTAACATAATAGTTACGCCGTTAATTTCACTTTTACGTTTAAAGAATACATCAACTTTAGAAGCAAATACTGATGTTGCCCCTTTACCCATGCCTTCTTTAATAAAGAATGTTTGTGCTAGCGGATCAATTGCGAAAGGTCTTCCTGCAACTGTTCTCGTTGTCGTTGATGTTATGACTGAAGTTTCAGGCATTCTTACTGATGAAGTTAAGCTAACTTTGTCAACATTAATGTTATATGCGTTATACGATAAATCACCGCGTGATGTTTTTGCAGAGTCAATGCTTGAGTATTGGCTAACGTCAACAACTGTTAATTGTCTTTCGCCAACAAAGAATGTACCTGATGGTAATTCAAACACGGCTCTTAATACACCATTAGCATCGGTAGTAACCGCGGCATTTAATGCTCCAAATTTTTCAACATCTCTTGCTCTTGTTGCTGAGGTGGTCCCAGGTCTTACTCTGTTATTTACGTCAACTTTATCAAAGAAAAAGTAATGTCGAGTATTAGGACGTAAGCCTGACATATAAACTTTAATATCTCTTGCTCTCATATATGGTTCAAATTGGAAGTCAGAAACAAAATCTCCAACACTTGAAGTTTGTTGATTTGATCCAACATTAAGAGCTGTAGTTTGAGTAGTAGTTGATGTTACATCTTGCCAAATATTATTTCTAACTCTGTTTCGTACTCTACTTGCAGCCGTAACGACGTCTCGCGTCATTGGAATAAACGATTGTAAATCTTCAATAAAGTTATTAAATGGCGCAACAATATCAAAATCTAATCTCATAGGATTAGTTGTTACATCTTGTGCCATATCGTGGTCTGGAGATAAAGCACCAACACCGTCATATGACCAGTAATTTGATACACAATTTCTAAAGTTTGTAGCATATGTCTGCGATAATACTTTAACGTTTGCATTTCTTGTCAAGGATGCTATGTCTGCGTCGTCTGTTGTTGGGAAGATAGACGCTGATGAAGTTGATTTATATTTTAAATCTAGTGGAAACGTTCTTAATGCAGGAGTAAGTGTTTTTGTATCACCGCGAATAGCTGCCGAGAAATTAGGGTTTTCTAAATTAGCAATAGTAGTATCATTAAATGGATCTACTAGGAAACCGTTTTTAAATCTTGTTAAACCATTTTCATCAATAACATTTAAGTTTTGAGTGTCTGCCTCGAGTTGGCTTAGGCTAACATAATATTCTAAATTATCTACTCGTTTTTCTACGCTAGCAATATCTTCCATAGTATATGTTTTCGTACCAGCAGACTTAGCAGTAACCGCATAGTATGACTTATTTTGACTTGACGCTTCTACCGGAGATAGTGCTGGATAACCTGGGATTGTAATATGAGAGATAAGGAATTGGTCTGCGCCAATTTTTGGAGGCGAAGGAATTTGTTCTTCTTTACCTTTAACTGTAGCAACTACGCCATATGAGTCAATAATAACTGCATCAGTACGAGCGTTATAAGTTTCAATTTCAGCGTTGACATTACCATTAATTTGTGGTATAATATAATCATTAGTACTAAATGTTGGCTGTGATGCTCCAACCGCGGCAGTAACAACCGACGCAGCTCCTTCAGTCAATGCAGTGTAGCTTGCCCCAGCGCTAAGATCAGCATATGGTCTAAAATCAATACATTCTCTTAGTCTATATGTTGTGCCAGTCGTTGATTTGTATACACCCATGTCTGATGTGCGAATTTTTTCACTAGGTAATATTGCAGTTGTATCATCAATTGGATAACTGTCAATAGTAAAAAAGTTTGAACCAGTTGAGTTATTAATTTTAAATACTTTAAGTTGTACTGTATATGTACCTGATGTTGGAACCGGCCGACCTGGGATAAGTTCCATAAAAGAGATATCATAAAAATTGTCTTTTTGGTTTTTATTTAATCTAAAGCTTTCAGTAAAATCATTACCAAGACTATCTTCAACGCTTATAATGCTGTGTACATCAGGAAATCCAAGACTATATTGAGATACGCCATTATCCCAAACAAATTTAATATATGGATTAACTAATACTTTATTATATGCTGTTGCGTCTGTATTGTTGAATATTCTTTTGTTATAATAAACCTCGGCAACAGGATCTGAATTATCTGCTGGGTCTAAAGTAATTGTAAGAACTGAATTATTGAGTGATGTTGTATAACTTAGTACATTAATAAGAGTATTAGATGCGTCTACCACAACGATATCGCTTTGGTCAACTGCAAAGTCTTCGTTTGCTACGGCGTTAATAACAATTTCATTACTTGAAACATTTACACTTGATGCATGCGCACGAACAGGAATAATTAAATCAGTTAAAGTTTTAATACTTCTTGCACCAGTATCAAATATTGTTGGCGCAGTGTTTGTACCTTTGATTTTTGATCCGGAAGGAATTGTGATAACGCCTGCAGTGCCAACGATACGTTCAACATTAGCAAATGTATATGATGGGTAGAGTAATTTAACACCAAACAAATACAATCTTGTAGGAGTAATGTTTTTAGCAAAAGCTTCGCCAATTTTTGTGCCGTTTGCGCGTTGCAGTTCTAGTGTTTCGTATTGTAATCCAATAGTACCAGTAATTGCAGTAACGTCAACGTATCCACCATAATTAAGAGATGTTGACTCATTGGCTTGTACGGTGGTAGTAGTAACTTCATCAATTACTGTATCTTGGAAACCTTTGTTTTCAATTCTATAACCTTTAATATAAGCTGAGCCTTTTCCGACAAGTGCCGTAAGTTCATCATCTCTGCGTTCTACTAATACTTTAAAATCATCAACAATGTAATCGCCGTTTGTTTCATATGTACGTTTGGCTAGTTCTTCATTAACAGAGTTAAATTGTGTAACGTCTCTAAGCGTAACGGCCGAGCCATTCTGATACCTAATTAATGTAAAGAACCCTGCGTCAACATCAGCAACTGCGGTTGTCTTAACGGTTAATGTTGGAACCATTTTAAATCTATCAGCACCCGGAGCGTTTTCATTTTCTGAACCGTTTGCGTTATCAAATAGGCTGCTATCTTGTAGTGAACTAACAATTGTTTCAGAAACTTCATAGCCAACTGATAAGTCGTCAGGTTGGTTAGTATATGGAGAAACAACAAGCGTTTGGTCAGCAGCGAATAAGAAGTGACCTTTTTGGAATACGACACCAGCTGCAGCTTGAATACCAAATGATTTTCCTGTTGGAGTTGGAAGCTGTGTTACCTGAGTTGTTTGAACATTAAGTTGTGTTTCAATAATAGTTGAACCATTATAGCGATACTTATTAATTGTAAGTTCTTCACCAGCAATAAACGATTTATAACCACTTCCTTCGTTTGTGTTTAAGTAGTTAATAAAAAATGTATTAAGGTTTGGCGGACGAGTTTCAAAACCACGAGCAGCGGATACGATTGATGCCTTCAAACCGGAAATTTGTCCTTCAACCTCATACTTAGTTTCGATAGAAGTTGTAGTACCAAGAATTACTTCGTCTGCAACAGAAGGGATAAATGTTTCTGGGTCAAAACCAGTTTTGTCTGTTAGCTTAACAAATTCTAAACTATTTAAATTTGTAAAGTTACACCCTTTAACAATGCTACCTTCTTGGTAAATATTATCACCAAATTGCTCAACTTGATTTTGAAGAATAGTTTGTAGCTGTGTAAGCTCGCGGGCTTGAATAGCGTAAGCAGGCTTAAACAGAATTTTATAGAACTGCTTTTCTATATTGAAATCATCAAAATATGGAGCAATATTTAAATTTTTATTAATAGGCATCTATCATGTTTCCTTAAAATTCTAATACTAATTTGTATTCTTCCCGTGAGGTTCTTGTACGAACGAGAGGAACAAAATCTTCCATGAAGTATACTTGCCCACTTCTTTGGATGTAATCTGATTCTATCGTATTATTGGCTTGTGGACTATTTATTACAATTCTTTGACCTGTAGAATTGACAATTGCGGCGGTTGGGTCAAACGATATATCATTGTTTGCTTGATTGACAAACGGACCCATGTAGTTTGAAATATACACCGTGTTAGCAGAGTCAACTACTTCATGTACTTTACCAGTGAATGTAACTTTATTTGAAGAATCTAATTGCGTAATTATATCTCCTTCAACTGCGTAAGAAATATTATTCGTTGAGATTTCAATTCTATTATCAAATACGTCTGGTGTGTTCGCTGTATTTGCCTGAGCACTTACAAATTCTGGATTTTTAACAATACCAATATTTGAATAACTACTTTCCTTACCAATTTGGTTATTATCTGTTTCAGTAATGTATCCATATAAGAGAATGTGACTACAATATAATTCGTCAATTAAGTTATATGCATGCCCACCAAACGGTGAAAGTATTGGTCTTAGTTCTGCTCTAACATCAACAGAGTTAGGATCTTCTGGCGCAAAATCAAACTCAGGATCTTTGACTGATGCTGTTAAATTAGTGTAACCAGATCCTGGGTTAAGAATAATAATATTTGTAATTTGTCCGTTAACTACTTCTGACTTAGCAACACACCCTGAACCATCTCCTTGCAATTCAATAGTTGGGATAATTGAAAACGTGGCAATGTTTGAAACACCGTCAGCACGTGGTGTACCTTCAACTCTAACTTTACCATATCCGGTATTCGAGTCAAATGTGTATGTATCAATTTTATATATGTTTGAAACACCATCTGGGTTTGTTGTATATATTGTCATGCCTGAATAATAGTTTTGAATTTGGTTAATATTATTAGCACGTACTGTTATAATACCAGAGTTTGACGGTGAAGCAACTAAAAATCCGTCCAAAGAAGGATAGCCAGCGTTATCAACTGGGTTTTCAATAAAGATATCACTAAGCTCTGATCCATAAACAATATTGTTAGCATCGGCATTTGGATCAGGATAAATTTCTAAATCTACAGGTAAGGGGATATAACCAACGGCATTATACGCCTCAAACTCTGCCGCCTCAATCGCATACATAAACTTCCATACGTATTTGTCGGCTGTTCTATATATTTGGTTTGTTGTAAAAGAATTCCAGTTTGGCGGAGCAGAAGATGCGCCATTATTGTTATTATATAAACATTTAAATACTCGATAGTCTCCAGTATCATTATCGTTTGGTCCTACTACGGCATAAAACTTTTCGCCATCTAAGTCAATCCTATCATCGTATTGAACATAAGTAGCGTCTTTCTGCCAAGGATGATATTTAATCATAAACTTGGTATCAGATCCAAGAACCTTTTTACCAAATATAGTATTTTCTAAAAATTCATTTTTACTATATTGTGAATTAGATGCTCTTGCACGTGCGTCTGTCGAAACAGAAGAAATGAATACATAAAAGTCATTGTCCTGAATGTCTTCCATAAACATTCTGGTAGTATCATTTTTTAATTTTGTAGTAAGTACTTCTGCCATGTCACCTAGCCTGCCTCTTTGTAATATTTATAAACATTTTCCTAACCTCTTCTACGTATATTAGGTCGTGGGTAAACTTTCCCAGATGCAGGTCTTGTTTTAAAATTTTGCTTTGGAAGTGTGTTTCCGTCTATTGGTCGTTGATTATACCATCTTAGATATTTATTTGCCGCGCCTTGTAAACTATTTCTATCGTACGCATCGTCTGTACCAGAGTCATACATGGCATTCATAGTTGCGTTATTAAGTAACCAATCCTCTGCCTCTTCCTGAGTTAGGTTAGGCCAAGACTCTGCAAGCAAAGCAACAACACCTGCCACTTGTGGGCCAGACATACTTGTTCCTTGATACTTACCTAATTGATAACTACTATTTCTAGCATCGTTTACACCACCTGAGTGCAAACTACTTTGAATGGCTTCGCCGGCTGCGTAAATATCAACTTGGTTACCGCAATTACTAAACGTTGCTTTAACTTCATTAACATTATTTGATGTAGCTCCAACGTTAATAACCGGATTAAACCCAGCGCCGGAACCTGTACCGCGGTTAAGATAATATGTTTGGTCAAATCCATAATATTGTACTTCGTATGTATTATTCCAATCTTGGTCTGATTCGTTAACAGTTTTCCAACTATCATTACCTGCCGATGCTACAATAATAATTCCGTCATCTATTGCGTCTTGCATATCAGCTTGGCGTGAAGTAAACCAATTTGGAATATCCATTTGTAAAGATGGAGCATAACAACCACGAGCTCTTAATTCAGTTGTAGTTAAATCTCGTCCTGGGCTAAACTCTGTACCCCTATATGTAATACTTGTAATGTTACCAAAATTATCTTCAGCTGAACCAACAGGTATAGAACTACCATAACTATTGTTTGTAATAGTAGGATTGCGTCTACCAGTTGTAGGGTTAATGGCTTTTGTATTATGCCATTCTCTAATGTAATCCCACATCCTTGTACTTGATAAACTATTTGGGTTTGAACCATATGGACTAATGTTATAAACTGTTGCTGAACGTGCCCAACCTTGAGTATTCCCTGCTACAGTTCCACCACAATGGCAGCCATGATTATTATCAGCTTCATCTGCTACGTTTGTATATGAACCTGAACGATTATATGTATATGTACCATTTGATCCAAATCCTAAAGCACTTGTTAACGAAAACCAATTAAATTGATTAATTCTTGAAGCGCCGTTTGCTGCTGGTGTATAATATGAAGGACCGTTATCATTATCCCTAAAAATATCTCTTAAAACAACAAAGTCTGGTTTACTTAACACTGGTTCAAAATATGATTTAAATAGGGCGTACCCTTTCGGATTATTAGTTAACATTCCAGATGGAGTTTTTACTGAGTCAGACCATTCCGGTGACAGTGATCCACCATCCCAAAAAGTACTCATATCCCACATTGACCAGTTCATCAAATACATATATTCTTTATAAGCTACCTCAGCTGCCTCATCCACTGTTGCCCAATCGGATGCATAACCAGACGGATCAAAAAATCCGCCATCAATAGCTTCTTTCATAGCAAGGTGCAATTCTGTTGTTTGCCAATTAACATTATTAGTTGCTAACCAATTCACAGCTGTTTCAGATCCCGGCACCGCACCCATAATACCAAACAAATGTATTGTGTGCATAAGATGTTCTACAAGTTCTTCAATATCTCTATCACCAACCGACGGGCTTGGCCCGCTAATATTAGCATACCAAACCATATCGTTATGTACGTGGTTATCTAAAAAATCTACGTATCCTGCATACTGTGCAGCGCCTGCGTCTGTTAAAAAGTTTGGACTATATTCAGAACCACCACCGTATGCAATTCTTTGAACGGCAGGAAGTCCTGCGTGTATAGTTCCTGTAGCGCCTTGTAATGTTTTAATTAAATTGATTTGATGGTCTACATTAATAAGAGGATATGTTGGATCAATTAACAATGTTACCATTTTGGCAGTTTTTTCTGCCCACATATCAGGTACTGCGGTTTGACCTCCAACTGCGCCTGCAACAACCATCTTTAAACCACGAGCTGTTATTTGTCTATTAAATACTGCTCCATTAGATGAGTCACTTATAAGTGCACCATTTGAATAATCTGTCTCAGTTCCAATTGCTGCAAATTCTGGATGTGCTGGGTCAATATGTCCATCAACGATAACAACATCAACATTTTTACCTGATGCAGTTACGGTTAAATCAGAGTTTATATTTGCAACTCCATTATCTCCCCAGTTACTTCTATTTGCGGCTTCAGAATGTCTAAGTAAACCCCAGTTAAAATCTGTTGCGTCTGTAAACCAATCTTTTGAAAACTTTTGATTAACGACTGACCATCCTTGAGGTTTGGTAGTCAAATCAATTAATTCTACTAAGTCACAGCCCCAGACTCTAGGATCGTTTTTTAATTCTTTCGCTTCTTCATTGGTTAACATATAATGAGTATTGCGACTTATGCTTCTTCTATCAACAACGGGTACTGCTCGACCCGGAATGTACAACGCTCCACCTTCATTTTCCATGTCATCGTAAAAGGAATTTAAATCCTCTTTATTATGAAGTGTAACAATCCATTCTTTTTGCATGTTATGCCTCTAGTTTTAAAACATTAAGTGTTACTGTATGCGCAACTGATGATCCATGTTTACTTCTTACCTTGACTGGTATGTTTGTAGATGGAGTACTTTCTAAATTATAACCAATGGTTGCAGGCCCAATAATAACAGTTTCGGCACCTGCAGTAATTACCTCGGCAATGATACCAGCATCTGTTGCAGGATCTTCTGTTTCGAGTCTAGAATTATCTGCCGCTCTTGCTGAGTTACTTGTATAAAGTGTTACCCACGCAGCATGGCTTGTTTGAATAGTCATTAATGCGTATGTCTTATGACCAACAATATCAATATCGGTTGAGACACCGTTTGCGATCGCGGCCGTTGTACCGGATACGGCAGCTCGTGTTGATAAACCACCACTGCCTCCTCCACCACCAACTTCGGAATAATCTGCTAAACGAACCCAAGCACCTGCATGAGCGTAATATGCTTTACCAGTTCCATGTACGTGAGCAAACATGCCATGATAGCTTCCCGCAGCAGGTAAGTCACCTTCTGACTGATATACGTTACCAAATAAAACTCTATTACCACCCATATCTAAATCTGAGCCAGTAACAACACTTATAACTTCAGTATTTGATAAACCGCCACCGCCGCCTGAACCTGAAGCTTGAGGAACCCATTCATAATCAGTTCCTGACCACGCTAATACTTGATCCGCAGCCGCTGAACCTATATTCAAATGAGAGTCGACATCAGTATTTCCATACCCACTTTGAAACGTTATATTTCCTTCGCCATCAGTTGTAAGAACTTGATTATTTGCACCATCGTTTACAAAGAATAATAAACTGGTTGGCCTGCCAGTTAATGATGTGTATGCACCGTCAAATGCATCGTCGTATAATTCGGTAAAGTTTTCATTAACTTTAACCATAGCATTTCTTAGTGGATCGCCGAGGCCATCGTTTCCAACCAATCCAACGCCAATCGTTTGCTTTGCCATTTATTTGCTCCTAAAAGTCGTGTTTTATCTATTTATTAAACTGTGTCAACCTTCAAGTTAACCGTGTCTACTGTAATCGTTGTTCTATCTGAACTATACCTTGGAATAGTCGGTGATTGATCTGGTCCGACTATTGGATCCCCACCAATTAATGGATCGTTTTTAATTGTTCTACCAAACTTAGCAGTAACACCAACTATTTGTTTCTTTTTATATGAGAATGCTCCAAATATTCTAGTACCTGCTAAGTGTATATTTTGTTTAAGCGTTTCTTCATATTCTTTAAAGTCAACCGTTGATTTAATTTGATATGAATATTCTTGATAGAAGTCAGAGTCGTGTACTCTGTTTTGGCTATCGTAATATGTACCGTCTTGCTTGTAACCGTTTACGTGTGATGTTTCACTTCCCCAGAACCCTGCAGTGATACCTTGAGAGTCTGCGAACAATTGTCCCTTGGCTAATTTTTGTCCTGCTGCGTTAGTAAGGAATACTATTTCTTTGTTTAAATAACCAAAGCCAGAGTTTGTAACTCTTACTTCAGATATTCTACCAGTAGCAAATTGAGTACGTGAAGTCATTTCAGCATTTGCCCCGTAAACATCGGTGGTGTAATCTCTTTCAGTTGCTATGACAGTGTATACCGTTCCTTCGTGGTTAATAGGTGCGGTTCTAAATCCATAATACGCATAAGGTCTAACTTGGATAAATCCTCTGTCTACATTAATGCCTGTAATAATACCGGATACACTTGTCGATGGTTGTGTGATTGTGTCACCTACCGAAAATGCAGCACTGAATGGACTAACGATTAATCGCTGTTCGTATCTATCAAACGCAATCATTACCTCATCTCTAACTAATGTAAATACGTCGTTTACATAATCTTCACCTGGGTTAATATTTTCAAATGCATCAATCGTACCAATTTCAAATGGCGTTAAATCAAATGCATCCTCTAATGGAGTACTAAGTGTTACAGGATCTGCGGTACCTGACATAGGTTGTGTAGCAGGTGCCACATTGTAATTTGCTGCGTTAATTGTTACACCAAGGAAAGGTGCAATAGGGTCTGTAATTAAAGCAATGGTTTCGATGTTAGAAAGTGTTTCAACTTTAACATCTGTGTTAGCTGATGTATCTGGGTACAACGGTCCCGGAGATGTTTCGTTTTTATCTGAAATACTAAAGACTGGTTCTATATCAATGTTTGGAGTTCTATCCAATGTTGAAATAGTTCTTCCTATAGCAAAGCTTTCGCCAACATCCATTTTAACACCGACGGCAGAAGAATTCTGTCCAATCACTGTACCCTGATTACCGCCACTATCAACTAATCTTTCGAGTGGAGTAAAAGATAAATCTTCGTTATTTAAAATTACAACTTGGTTTGAAACTTCAAGTCTAGTGTTGGCTATCGTATAACCAAAGCCGCCGTCAGTTAATGTATAATCAACAATACCTGTAAACTCATCTTCAGTATCAGTAACAAGTGCTACACCGCCTACGCCATAATCGCTTTTAATATAAACTTCGTCACCAATGTTATTACCTGTAGTTCCACCATAGTCAAGGTCTATAGTAATATCAGAAGCTGACCCATTTAATACACCAAAAGATACATCTTTACTATCTATTCGAGCAACGATATCGTCGTATCTTTTAAACGTACCTTTTAAGTTAGACAGATATAAAATTGGTGTAAGAGTATTATTTAAAAGAACAAAGTTAATCTTATCAACTGCAGCCTGCGCCTTTGATACGGATCCAATAACCGTTTTACCTAATAAGTCAGAGTATTCGTAATATTTTTCGCCAGACCTATCGTAAAATAATCCATTGTTTGGAATCATTTGTAAATAATTACCGGTTTGCCATTTAGAATTTGATGGTTTTAAAACATATTTAGACGGATTAAAAATTTCTACATCTTCTTGGTAAAACATTCTAAAGAATAAAACAACACTGGCCGATGAACCTTTGCGTCTATATAAATCTAATATATTTTTGACAACTAATCGTACGCTTGTATCTTCTAATAAAGGTAAATCCGCTAAAAACTTTTTCTGAAAGAATAAGATCATACTCGATAGTGTTGTAGTAATATCGCGATACTCAAATAATCTTCGCGTATTATACACGTGCTGATTAGGTGTTGTTTCTAGAAACTTATAATAGTCAGTGACAAGGGAAACAAGCTCATCATTATTCTCTCTGTAAATCGCAGGAAATTGTTGCGCGATTTTAAAAGATATTTGCTTTTCTACTTCTTTGGTATTGCTAACGGGCATTTGTTTGTGAACCTGTAAGTTTAATTGTTACATCAGAATTTTTAATTCCAAATATTCTTCCTGCTGGGGCTTTAATATCGCTTGATACTGTATTGGCCATTATCTTAATACCTGCGCCGATATAGTTGTCAGCAATAAATCCAACTAAGTTAACTTCGCCAGTTTGGTAATTGACGCTTCCAACAATTGGTTTGATAACTTTGGGATTTGCAATATCATTAGCAATGACTTGAATATTTCCTCGGCCGTCGTCTTGTAGATATACATCAGTACCATTAAGAGTATATACACCGCTTTTAATTGCAGGTTTATAATCATTGAACCCGTCCTCTGTATCAAAAGGATATGGTTTAACGAGTGCAGCTTCAAACTTAAACGATGGGTTAAGAGCAATACCTAATGCTGGCGAATACTCAATGTAAGGCATAATACTAATCGTTGTACCAATGATTGATGTTTCTAACGCGTCAATCGACGTTGTTAATTTAGAAATCCTTGCAAAAGTATTAAAGTCATCTAAGTAAGTATCACTATAGAGTTTAATTGCGTCTCTTATTAATATCTCTAAGTCACCTTCAGATTTACTTGTAAGCTTAGGATTATAAGTTACTTCAGCTGTCGTACAACCATATAAGAATTTAGATGGAACAAATACTGGCTCAATAGCCAATGGGCTTCTATCTTTTAAGTATTCAATATAAGTATTTGATAGCGTTGTAGATAAGCTTGTTTGGTTTTGTCCAAGGTATACTGAAATCGCAACTTTACCAAATTGTGGTGGTTCTAAATCTTCGCCACCATATGCAGCAACTGATTGAATTTCAGGGAAGTTTGATTTTAATAAGATTTCGTAATCAGATGTTGTTACTGCACGTTCTTGGATTTGTAATGATTTAGGAGCAAAGTATCGAATGCTTTCCATTGTTTCACGTTCAGCACCATTACTTGCACTCTGTATTGTTTCAACTACCGCTGAGCCGTATGTAGTTGGGAGTGAAAATGCAAACGCACCATTACCTTCAACGCCTGATGTAATTCTATAACGTACTCTAATATCTTCAAATTCTTCAGGTTGGAAACCAAATACATTATTACCAAAGTAAATAGTATATCTTCCATCAATATATGGCTCAATATAAAATACTTTATCTGTTGGTCCTACACCAAAAATATCATTCTTACGTAGGAATACATTTTCGTTTTCAGTAGCTTCAGCGTCAACGAATACAGAAATAGACTCAGTGTCTGCGTTTTCGTTTGAAAGTGTTACCCTTAAAATGCCATCGTCGTCAACAAAGAAACCTTCACGTTCAAAGCTAGCTAGCATCTGGCCTTCAAAAATTTCAACGTTTTCAGCAACGAATGTTTGAGGTGCGGTTTTCTTGGCAACATATGTTTGGTCTGTAACGAACTCAAAATTTTCGCCATTATAAACAGTTGTGAAAGGCGAGTACTGAGGAATTGTAATCGACTGACCTTCAGCATTCGCATCTGTAATCGTAACCTTAACGATAGCCTTTGCCGATCGTCTAGATCTTGGTAGATAGTTTAATTCTTTTGCATGTGAAACAATAGAGTTTCTTAATACGGCAGAGTCAAGGAACATTTCATTAACTGCCATATTTGTATAGAAGTTATTTTGGTATGTATTGTATGCCAACACGTCAAGCAATACCGACATGTTTGAACCTTCAAAGTTATAATCTTTGAATTGAGTTTGTGATTGTAAGTATTCTTTAAACTGATTTTTAACCGCGTCAAAATCTAGTTCTGAAATATTTAACTTTGCCATTTTATCTAGTCCTCTCTAGAAATACGTCAACAGATATAGGTTGCTGATTATTTGATATGTAAAAATGAACCTGTATCTTTACAACGTTATCATCAATATTTGAAGTTACTAAAACGTCAATGATCTCTGCTCTTGGTTCGTATAAATCGAGCGTTGTACGTACTTGATCTTCTATCATTACTAACACACCGGGTGTTATATTTTCAAAAAGCATTGCCCGCAAATTACCACCAATTGCTGGCTGCATTAGTCTTTCGCCACGATCAGTCAATAACAAATTAATTATTGCTTCTTTTACCGCGTCTTCATCTTTGTTTACAGTAAGATCTAATGACAATGGGCTAACTTCAAGGCTTTTCTTAAAGTCAGAATATATAGAGATCTTCTTTTGTCTCTGTGATAATAAGTTTACGACCATTTGTCTGTGTCCAATGCTTTACAGTTATTTATATGAAAATGTATCATCCTATCGTCTCGAATCTGGCCATGTAGCACAGTATGATCTTAAATCTAAGTGTATAAAACTATTATAATAGCCAACACCATTAAAACCTATTCCATTAGCAATATCTCGTATTGGGCTTTCATTGATTTCAGTTGGTGATAAGCACGTTAAATCCCCTCTAGCCTGTCTAACTACTTCTTTAACTTTGGCGCCATCAATGTGATAACTACTCCAAGAAATGTCAACCGCTAATCCTGAAGTGTGCTGTGAAATTTTTGCAACAGTGCCATCAGATTTTCCACCATTTCTATCTAACATTCTCTGGTATAATACATCTTGAAATTCTTGTGATCTATAACCACTGTGCAAAATAAA